TTTTGACCGGGTGTTCAAATAATACACCGGGTTTAGGACATTGGATCGATACATACCCTAGTAGCATATCTATTTGGCAGTGTGTCGAAACCTTTAAACCTCATAGTAACAAGGAGTGTTAATGCCGTTTTTAGTTCCGATAATAACCGCAAGTGTGAAGACCATTGTAATCTCTTTTTTTTCTCAGAAGATGACAGAGGAGATTATTTTTCAACTTCTTAAATATGCAACATCTAAGACGTCTAACACCTTAGATGATGCGATTTTGAAGAAGTTTGAAGAGCAGCGTTCTAAATAGCACCGAACAGGTACTATTTTATTGCGGAGGACATTTTTTAAGATTTTAGCAGGATGGATAACTATGTTGGCGTGTAAGAATTTTACGGAAAAAGAACTTGCTTGCAATCATTGCGGGGAGAATAAATGTCAGGATGAGATGGTTACATTGCTCCAGAAGTTGAGGGACGATGTTGACTTTCCTATAAAGATTTCAAGCGGTTACAGATGCCCAGCTTGGAATAAATCTGTAGGGGGCCATCCTAATTCTTCGCACATGGAGGGGCTTGCAATTGATATAAGTTGCTCCGGGGAGAGAGCGTTAATAATTGTGGAAGCTGCAATCCGGCTTGGTTTTGTTGGAGTCGGTATTAGCCAGAGAAAAGACAAGTTTGTCCATCTAGATTTAAAACGAACACCAACTCGCAGAATTTGGTCATACGCTTAATTATGGAGATAACTCTTGAATTTGAAGATAGTGACATTATTGTTGGCTTTGAGCCTGAGTTTGCTGTTGCCAGCAACTGCACTGACATCGAAAAAGTTCAGTGGAACTTACAGAACGGAAACCATACGAGAATTGTGGCAAATGTGTTCCTTGAGCCAGAAGATGAACGGGGTAGCCCAGCATATATATTACCCGATATGTGACTGCATGGTCGATGTAATGAGGGAACACTACGACAACGCAACTGTTTTAAAAGATATGAAAAAAAATCAAGCAGATGAACTGGCAGCCCTCTTGAAATTATCTTGCAACAAGTGGAAGTTGAGGTAAGGGGATTAAAAACCTATCTGGTACGGACATTACTCAAGTACAAAACCAAGGATGGGTACAGGGGGTATATAGTAAAAGTGAGGGAGAAAGTTGGCATCACTAGATTGGAAAAAAACGAGCGAAGAACTAAGCAAAATTGAAGGTATTGACAGGCAACTTCAAGCGGCAAAACGGCAGAAGCTGGCACTTGAATGTAAGACAGAATTCCTCAAGTTTGTTAAGTTCACAATGCCAAAGGTTAATGATCCTAATAATATTGAGGAATCAGTATTCAAAGATGCCCGGCATCACCGGGCAATTGCTTTAGCATTAGAGAAGGTAGCGAAGGGTAAGATAAAGAGACTGATAGTAACGCTACCGCCAAGACATGGTAAATCGGAGATGATCAGCAGACGTTTCATCCCGTGGTTAATGGGCAAAGACCCCCACAAATCTATTATATTTGCAACGTACAATGAGGATTTTGCACAGGATTTTGGATCAGATTGCAGAGCAATTATGGAGACTCCGCAATTCAAGCAGGTTTTCCCTAACTTTAAGTTCCGTCAAGGCGGTGCTTCTAAAAGTAGGGTTCAGACTGATAATGGTGGTATGGCAGTGTTTGTTGGCAGGGGTGGTTCTATCACTGGGCGTGGTGGAGATATTCTCGTTGTTGATGACCCGATTAAAGACTCTGTGGAGGCAATGTCTCCCACGCTTAGAGAAAACCTTTGGAATTGGTTCACGCAAGTATTTATGACCCGTCTTATGACGGAGCGTTCAAAGGTGGTAATAGTAACAACTCGCTGGCATGAAGATGATTTAGTAGGAAGACTGACTGATCCAATGAATCCTCATTTTACTGAAGAGGAGTGTAGCAAATGGAAGATAATTAACTTGCCAGCATTTGCTGGGGATAGCGACCCTTTAAAACGAACTGAAGGGGAAGTTTTATGGCCCCAGAGGTTCAACAAGGATTTCTTAGAAGCACAGAGGAATCTCGACCCAAGGGGTTTTTCTGCATTATACCAGCAACAGCCAAGCCCAGAAGATGGAGATTTATTCCAGAGAGAAAACATACAGTATTATGAAAAAAGAAACCTTCCGGGGAGTTTAAGAATTTATGCTGCTTCTGATCACGCTGTTGGTATTGACAAGACAAGGCACGATTTAACCTGCCTTTTAGTTGTTGGCGTTGATGACAATGAAGATATTTATTTGGTTGACTGTTGGTGGGCAAGGCAACCTTCGGACGTAGTAGTTAAGGCAATGATAGAACTAATGAAACGCCACAAACCCTTGATTTGGTGGGCAGAAAAAGGGCATATTTCAAAAGCAATTGGGCCGTTCCTGAGAAAAAGAATGTATGAAACTTCCACCCATTGCAGGATAGAAGAAGTCACACCCGTTGCAAATAAAGTACAGCGGTCACAAAGCATAATTGGGCGAATGGCAATGAAGAAAGTATTTTTCCCCAAAGTAAGCCCTTGGAGTGGTAAGGCAGTGGATGAGGTATTAAAATTTCCAAATAGCCGCCACGATGATTTTGTTGACACTTTAGCATGGATTGGAATGGGATTAGGACAATTACATTCACCATCATCTCCAGCTAGGCAAAATCTTTTCCCAAAATCTGGGACACTTGCTTGGTGTAAATGGCAATCAGATATGGACAAAAGAAACTTAAAATCACTATCATCAGGTTTTTAAATGATTGAAATCGAACAGGCAATTGATCGAGGAGTTGTCGAAGAAGAAGACAAGGAACCAACGCTCCGTAGAGAAGCGTTAGTAAGTCTTTTAATTGACCGGGTGAAAGGTGCAAAAGAATACCATTCTAAAGCCTTTAAACAAATGAAGGTTGACATGGATGCTGTATATAAAGGGTATACGGGTAATAACTGGGACGATGAAAAATACGTTGCGAACATCCTCCAGAGACACGTTGCACAGCGAACTTCTGCCCTCTACGCCAAGAACCCAAAGCCCGTTGCAACCAGACGGAAGCGCATGGATTATGAGGTTTGGGACGGGCAAGAAGAAAGCATGGCAAAGGCTCTAGCCACTGTAACTAAGTTAAAGATGCAGGGGGGAGAACCAGACCAGCAAGCACAGGCAATTATAGATGATCGTGCCAAGGTGAAGGTTGAACGTAGTCGGATGGACAAAGTTGCTAAGTGCCTTGAAATGCTCTTCGAATATTTTATGGACGAGCAACATCCAACCTTTAAGAGTCAGATGAAGGCTCTGGTACGCAGGGTTATAACAACATCGGTTGGCTTTGTAAAAGTTGGCTACCAGCGAGAGATGGACAGATTGCCGGACATCTCATCTAAAATGTCAGACGTACAGGCACAGGTTGACCATCTGCGAAGAATAGCAAGTGAAGCAGAAAAGGGGGATATTGAACAGGATGATGCAGAAATGGAGGAACTGATGCTCTCCCTTGAAGCATTGCAGAAAGAACCTCTGACAATTATTCAGGAGGGGTTGGTATTCGATTTTCCAGAATGCGACTCCATTATAGTTGATCCACTGTGTCGGTTGCTCCGTGGTTTTGTTGGGGCATCTTGGGTTGCACATGAGATGTACTTATCTCCTGAAGAGATAAAAGAAATTTACGATGTTGATGTACAGGATAATTATCTATCGTATGACATGAAGGGCAACCAAACTGGCGTGAAGGCAGGACAGTCTAACTATAACCACTTCGGTAGCAGTACGGATAACGTCAGAGATGGTCTGGCTTTAGTTTGGGAAATATATGATAAGAATGCAGGACTACTTTACATTGTGTGCGATGGTCATAACGATTTTTTATCCGAACCAGAATCACCACCAATAAAGCTGGAAACATTCTGGCCTTTCTTCGCATTGTCATTCAATGAGATTGAACACAAAGACCTACTTTATCCTCCGTCTGATATTAAACTTCTTGCTCCGATGCAACATGAATATAACAGGGCCAGACAAGGGTTGAGAGAACATCGCAGGGCTAATAGGCCAAAGTATGCTGTACCAGCAGGGATGTTAGAGCAAGAGGATAAGGATAAATTAAAAGACCCTCCTGCAAATGCAGTCCTGGAATTACAGGCGTTGGTGGCAGGTCAGAAAGTGGATGATGTAATACAACCTGTCAAACAGATAGGTATTGATCCGAATCTGTATGAGGTACGAACTATATTTGATGATGTCCAGTTGGTCGTGGGCCAACAGGAAGCTAATTTTGGTCAGGTATCGAAAGGTACTGCAACTGAGACTAGCATCGCTGAATCGAGCAGGATGAGTGCCATTGGTGCTAATATTGACGATCTCGACTCATTTATGAGCGAAGTAACCAGAGCAGCTGGACAAATCCTACTCCTAGAAATGTCTAAAGAAGAAGTGACAGCAATTTGTGGCCCCGGTGCAGTTTGG